CCCTCTACCTGAAGTTCGACGGCGTGGACGATGGCCGTGCAACAGCCTCCTGTGCCATGACCAGCACCAGCAAGGCCACGATCTTCAGCGGATACGCCAACGGGAAGACGGGCAGCACGGGCACGCAGTTGGAGTTCAGCGCGAACTACATGAACAATAACGGGAGCATGGCGCTGCTGGTGCCGTCACTGTCCACCAGTAACGTCAGCTTCGGCTCGCGCGGCACACTGGGCGCTGGCGAGAAGGACGCGCCCACCGCGCCTGTCGGTGGCCTTGAGAAGCGGGTGCTGACGGCCTATCAGGACTTCGCCACGCTCAACGACTACGGCTGCGACTTCATCCGTGCGAACGGAATCCCGCTGCAGAACCTGAATGGTGTGGGCAACAGCGACGTGGGTGCTGGGCCGTTCGGCACCTACCCGGCCTATATCGGTGCGAGAGCTGGAACAGCCAACTTCATGAACGGGCAAATCTACTCGCTGATTCTCGCTGGCAATGGGTACGACGCCCAGACCATCGAGAACACTGAGAACTGGATCGACTCCAAGCTCCACCCCTGAAGGAACATCATGGAACCCTACATCTTCCGCACCATCGTCTGCGACGCCACAGACCAGCAGACCATGCAAGACCTCGCCACCTCGATGTGGGGCGACGAGGCGGTGAACATGCTGACCATCCCGCTGTCGGGTGACGGGTCGAACCCGCCCACGAACTACATCAGCACGGGCATGGTGCCCAACACGCCGGTCGCGCAGCAACTCCCCGCCATCATCGACGGGGTGCAGCAGACGGGGAACGTCCCGGCACTTCGGCAATGGATGGTTGACCATGGGTACGTGGTGACATTGGGCACGTTGCGCTCGGCCATCAATGCTTCCGACATTTCCAACGCTGACCCGTACACCGTCATGGCTGACCTCAGTCTGACGCAAATCAATCCTTAGCCTGCTCTGATCCGCTCCTATCTACGCCATCAGATAGGAGTGGGTTCTTCCACTCGACGCTACTCCCCACTCTGTCCCCCTCCTATTTTTTTAAAAATGTAGCGGGTGATAGGTAGAACCCTACCGGGACGGGGGACGGGGGGCACGGACGGCGCAGAGAGAGTCGATATAGAGGGGTATGGAGGGCGGAGGGATATAGGAGGGGTATCCCCCCTGGAAGTGATGAAGTACATATGAATGGGGGATTGACAGCCGCCCCCGTCGAGTGGTAAAATACAGATTTTAAGTACCGGCGCTAACACCGGGTTCCTAACGGAAGTTGAACATGGGTCTTGAGAATGAAGTTGTTGTAGCGGCACCAGCCGCGTCGGAACCGGTAGTCACGGCTACACCGGCGACCGAGGTAGTTGCGCCGGTCGTGGCGGAAACGCCAAAAGAGCCAGTCGTTGAAACCCCCAAAACTTTCACACAGGAAGAATTGGATGCAGCGGTTGGCAAAAGGCTTGCGCGTGAGCGCAGAGCTTGGGAACGTGATCAGGCGACTCGTGCGGAAGAACAAGCACGGGCCGCGCAGATTGCTGCAGGTGCTCCCCAACCCGAAAACTACACCTCTGCTGTTGAGTACGCCGAAGCCTTGGCTACCCACAAAGCTGAGATCATGGTGATCGAGCGGGAACGGCATCGGCAAGCGTCGGCAACTGAGAGCGAATATCATGGCCGCGAAGAAGAAGCACGGACCAAGTACACCGATTTCGATCAGGTGGCACACAACCCGCAGCTTCGGATTACTCAGGCGATGGCGGAGTCAATCCGTTCATCCGAGGTAGGCCCTGAGGTCGCATATTTCTTGGGAACCAACCCCAAGGAAGCTGACCGGATTTCCCAACTCCATCCTCTGACGCAGGCCCGAGAAATTGGACGGATCGAAGCGAAATTGATCGCAGATCCGCCGAGCGCAAAGAAAGCCTCAAAGGCCCCTGCCCCGATCTCACCGGTCACACCACGCAGCAACCAGACGAACGTCTACGACACAACGGATCCCAGATCCATTGCCACGATGACGACCTCCGAATGGATTGATGCCGAGCGTCGCCGCCAAGTGAAAAAGCAGGAAGCCATGGGGCGGGTTTAACAACTTCATCCTATAGGAGTCCCAAATGGGCAATTCTCTTCTCACCATTGACATGATCACCCGCAAATCGCTGGAGATCTTGGAAAACCACCTCGTCATTTCCCGAAACGTCAACCGCCAGTACGACGACTCGTTCGCCGTCGAAGGTGCCAAGATCGGCTCCACGCTGCGCATCCGCTTGCCCGACCGTGCTTTGGTCACTGACGGTGCCGCTCTGCAAGTCCAGGACGACAACGAGCAGTACACCACGCTGCCGGTTGCCACGCAGAAGCACATCGGCATCAACTTCACCTCCGCCGAACTGACCATGCAGATGGACGATTTCGCGGAACGTGTGTTGAAGCCCCGGATCAGCCAGTTGGCCGCTTCGGTCGATGCGGACGTCGCCAGTGTCTACAAGGACTTCTACAGTTCGGTCGGCACCCCCGGCACCATCCCCGGCACTTCCGCCGTGCTGCTGGCCGCTCAGCAGAAGCTGAACGAGTACGCCACGCCGATGAGTCCTCGTTACGCCACCGTCAACCCGGCTGCCAATGCCGGTCTGGTCGAAGGCATGAAGGGTCTGTTCAATCCGGGCGGCACGATCTCTTCGCAGTTCAAGTCCGGCATGATGGGTTCCGGCGTTCTGGGCTACGATGAAGTGAACATGTCGCAATCGATTGGCATGCACACCACGGGCAACTGGGGCACGACCATCACCAACACCGGTACGATCGCCACGCAGGGCCAGTCCACGCTGCCGATCAGCTTCACCGGTTCCGGCAGCACCTGGAAGAAGGGTGACGTGTTCACGATCGCTGACTGCTACTCGGTGAACCCGCAAACGCGCCAATCCACCGGTTCGCTGCAACAGTTCGTGGTGACGGAAGACCTGACCGCCACGACCACCGGCACCTTGAAAGTCGCCCCGGCGATCTACACGGCGGCTCACGCACTGGCTACCGTGGACTCGTTCCCCGTGGCTGGCAAGGCGATCACGATGGTCGGTGCCGCTTCCAAGCAGTACGCCCAGAACCTGATCTACCACAAGGATGCGATCACGTTGGCCACCGCCGACCTGCTGCTCCCGCAAGGTGTGGACATGGCCAGCCGTCAAGTGCACAACGGCATTTCGATGCGCATCGTGCGCCAGTATGACATCAACAACGACCGCATGCCGTGCCGGGTTGACGTTCTGTACGGCTACGCCGCAATTCGTCCTCCCATGGGTGCGCGCCTCTGGGGTTGATCGAATCGGGGACACTACAGTAGGAATGCTGCAAGACCCCACCCATTTCCCTTCTTTTTTCGGAGAAAATCATGAAACAATCTCTCATCGCTCTCGTTGGCTTCCTCTTCGCCCCCATGCTGAACATGCGTTTGGGCATTCTGCCGAGCGTTGGCGGCGGTTATCAATACGGTGACGGCAACGTCAACGAAGTCGATTTGACGCCCGTGCAGGTCCCCGGTACGGCCAAAACCGGTGCCGCGACTCTGACCGTCGCTGAATTCACCAGCGGGTTGGTGGTCACGAACTTCGGTTCGGCTCTGGCATTGACGACCCCGACTGCCGTGCAGTTGGACGCTGAACTCGAAAATGCCAAGGTTGGCTCGTCGTTCAACTTCACCATGTGCGGCACCGGCGCTTTCGCGCAGACGCTGACGGGCGGCGCTGGTGTTACCGTGGTTGGTGCTGCCGCTTCGGTCGCTGCCGCTGCCGGGTCTGCGACCTTCAAGGTCATCAAGACCGCCCCCGGCGCGTGGTCGGCGTATCGGCTCTAAGGAGAACGGCATGCCCAACACCAAAGCAACTGGCGTCGCGTACGCCGATCCGTCGTTTGACAACGCCACCATCACCCCGACCACGGTTGCCGCGCTTCCCGCTGCAGCCGGAAATGCGGGAATGCGGGATACTGTGAGCGATGCCACCCAAACCCTGACCGCTGGCATTGGTGCCACTGTCTCGGGCGGAGGTAGCAACATCGTCCCGGTGTTCTGCAACGGCACCGTCTGGCAGATCGGTTAACAAGGGGGGCTACGGCCCCCCTTTCACATTGCCCTAGAAAGGTGTACGATGACGACTTCCGGCGAACTTATCAGAGGCGCGTTACGGCTCATTGGCGTCATCGCAGAACGACTCGTTGGTAGCGTTCAATCAGATGCTCGACTCTTGGAGTACCGAGCGTCTTTCTGTATATACGACCCAAGACCAGATTTTCACATGGCCGCCGGGTGAGGCTGTTCAGACCCTTGGGCCGACTGGTGATTTCATCGGCAACCGCCCGTTCGCATTGGACGACGCCACGTATTTCAAAGATCCGTCGAATGGTATTTCGTACGGCATAAAGATAATCAATCAGCAGCAGTACAACGGTATTGCTGTGAAAACTGTTACGTCCACGTACCCCCAAGTTCTGTGGATCAATGAGGCGTATCCCAACGCCGATCTGAGCATTTACCCGGTCCCCACTCGGGCGCTGGAATGGCACTTCGTCAGCGTCCTGGAACTGGCAAACGCCCCCGATCTGGTTTCCCCCATTCTGTTCCCCCAAGGGTACAAAAGAGCGTTCCGATATAACCTCGCATGTGAATTGGCGGGGGAATTCGGCGTGGAACCTGCTCCGTCCGTTGCTCGTATCGCCATGGTGTCGAAGCGAAACCTCAAGCGCGTGAACAACCCCGGCGACATCATGGCAATGCCGTATTCGCTCGTTGGTCGCCTCCCACGGTTCAACGTCTATAGCGGAAACTACTGATGAAGTCTCCTATCCTTGGTGGTTCATATGTTGCTCGGTCAGTTAACGCTGCCGACAATCAAATGATTAACCTCTATCCGGAAATTGTCCCGGAAGGCGGCAAGGAATCGGGCTTTCTCAACCGTTGTCCCGGTCTGTTCAAGCTCGGTGCGGCAGGTGTCGGCCCGATTCGCGGGATGTATGCTGTCAAGGAGCTTGGGTATATCGTCTCCGGTGAGGAGCTTTATAGTATCACGCTGACGGGAGCCGCTACGCTCATTGGAGTCATTGAAGGCACCAAGCCCGTCGTGATGGCGGACAATGGGAATCAAATCTTCATTGCCAGCGAACCCAAGGGCTACATCTACAACGTCAATACCCTTGTACTCGCAGAAATCACCGACCCTGATTTCGTTGGATGTGGGGTGGTCGCATACCTCGACGGGTTCTTTGTCTACAACGAGCCGAACTCGCAGAAAATTTGGACCACCACCCTTCTTGATGGTACTTCTGTTGACCCGCTCGATTTCGCCAGTGCTGAGGGTTCTCCCGACAATATCGCTTCCCTGATCGTGAACAACAGAGAGTTGTGGACGTTGGGCACGAACTCGATTGAGGTCTGGTACAACGCCGGAACTACCGGATTCCCGCTGGCCCGGATTCAGGGCGCATTTAATGAATTGGGATGTGTCGCCGCATATTCTGTCGCAAAGCTCGACAATTCAATCATCTGGCTTGGTTCGGACGCCCGTGGCCAAGGCATGGTTTATATGTCGAGGGGATATACCGGCATTCGTATCTCCAATCATGCGATTGAAACCGCGATCCAGAAATACCGCGACATCACGGACGCGATTGCGTATACGTACCAACAAGAAGGCCATTCTTTTTATGTGTTGACCTTCCCGAGCGACGGCATCACATGGTGTTATGACGTAGCTACCACGGAATGGCACCGCCGCGCCAGTTGGGACAATGGTTTGTTTGTTCGGCATCGTTCCAACTGCTACATGAGTTTCTCCGGCCTTCGGATGGTCGGGGATTATTTCAATGGTAATATTTACACGTTCGATCTGAACAAATTTTCGGACAATGACCGGCCACAACGGTGGGTTCGGACTTGGAGGGCGCTCCCAACCGGGACCAACACCCTGAAAAGGACCGCCCACC